CCATCACCCAATAGATGCAGTCTGAATAGGTTGTGCCTATTACCTCTAAAATCCTGTGAGACGAACCAAGGAGTCTTGGAATGAGTGAATCTGTCTCTAAAGTTTTCGTAATTGGGGACCGTACTTGAACCAACGTTCCGAGCCAATGAAGACGTGATCAAGAAGATGGATCTCTCAGTTCCAAATATCCTATTAGAATCTGAATCAGCTCCAGCTCCAGCGGTCACCGCATTCGTTCCTGTCAACTCAGCTGTAGAAGGATGAATGTCAAAATGTGTGTAGAGGAAATGTCCCTTCTCTTGAATGTAAGATGCAGTCGTGTTGAATACTTTCGGGAAGTAATTAGGAGCTTGCATGTCAAAAGAAGCAGTAATAGCAGTATCCCCAGCAGTGTGGCCATTCAGCAACAACACAAACTCTTGTTTGACAGAGCTGTTTCCATCCAAAAGTGTGACTGATCCCAAGGTGGTTCCATAAGTCGTAGATTCATTAGCCACATACGTCAAGGGAGGAGCGCTAGAATTGTACCCTCCGCCTGATGAAGACAGGCGTAATATAACCCCTGATGGCGCCATCAATATGCCACGGATGATTGGAACGGCGGCGGAAACAATATTATTTTGGCTACCAGTTCCTTGTAACCCAGCTGAACTAAAGTAGGTGTTGCCTTCCGACTCAGACATGAAGCAACCCAAGAAATAAGTTCTGCCTAACGGACCTCCGGAGTTTGCAAAGCTATTTGAAACGATGTACCCGCTAGATGAGACGAAAGGCAATTCCTCGCCGACAGTGAATCCAGCTGACGTCACATCTCCGTCGGGACCTCTCTTCTTGCCATCTCCGATCCCCAGAACACGCATGTAGGTGACAGAGTTGGCGTTGCTCAACCATTCTCTCACGGCGAAAGGACCGAACAACTTCGCGTCGAGGTCGCCAAATTTTGCTTGAAATTTCCTTTGAGTTCCTAAAGTCAAAGGAACAAATGCAGGACCAATAAAAGAAGTTCCTATAATGCAAGCGTTCCGACCGAATGGAACATCTTCTTCGTCCGTCGGACCAATCAGTCCAATTTCTTGAGCCGATATCCCTGCGCTGTTAAACTTGTATTCGCTCATCGCAATTTCTTTTTACGACAATAACTATCACAACGTAAAAAGGCCCGCCTCAGCAGGATCCTTCACAGGTTATTTTTATAATTCTTACGTTTATCACCCAATGAATTAACAGAAAAATTATTAGAGAGCATTCTAATCATACCTAACGCAAATGAAAGAAGAGCCGCTGTGAACGGCTCTTCATCTCTAACAACTGTTACAATCAGGTGACTGACTGGAGGTTGTTTGCCACGACGAAGTCTAGAGAAACGAACTCTATCGTCTTTGTTGGCTGGAGGAATATCTTTCCTCTAACCGTGTTGTTCTCCACGTCGGCCTGGGTTGTGGTCGAAGAATCAATGATGACTCTGAACCTTTCTAGTCCGGCGAGGGCCTGAATTCTCTGCAAGCGAGGGGTGACAGCGGCAGAGAAGCGGGCGAGGGTGGCTTCGCGGTTTGGCTCGAAGATGATCGTTTGAGCGATCTCACGAACCTGACGACGGATGTCGATAAGGAGACGACGGACGTTGATTCTATCAAGAGCTGAAGCAGCTTGGTACAGCGTCTTCTGACCCCAGACGACGACTCCTCCCTTCGGATTCAATCCTGATCTAGCCTGCGTTATTTGCGCGTAAAGAGGATTGATGTCTTCATCATATAGAGCGTCGAGATCTTCGTCTTTCAGCTGGATGCTGGTCTCTAGCGTAGTGGGAAGTGCGCCGCGGGTGAGACCTGCGGGAGCAAACCAAGGATATCCTAGAGCATCATTCAACGCCAAGGCTCCGAGGACGACGACCGAAGGTGGAACAACGACGGTGTTGGATGCCCTTGAAGGATCTCTCATCAGCACGTCAGGGAAGTAAGTTGCTGCGAAGGACGTGTTGAGGTTACGAGCCTTGTGTTGGGCAATCGTCTCAGTTACGGAAGGTTTAGCGGTTCCTGTGACGTTGATCAGGTTGCCATTCTTGTCTACCTGTTCCATGTCCATGATGTAGAGAGCGTCAAAACGCTCTTCTGTTGCTGCGAGGGCGGCATCGGTCACAACGGGAGTTCTGATACCAGGTATTGCGAGTAATTGAATATCCACGTTTGTGGTGTTCTTCATAACTTCCAATGCCTTGAGATAAGAGCTTACGTTTGGACCTCTGCTTCCACCTCTGTTAGCATCGCCCATGTCTGCGGTGACGGCTGCGTTGTTGATCTGATGCTCATTCTCATCGAAGATGTTGACGCCGTCGAATCCACCCTGCATGACCATGGTGAATTTGAGGAATCTTCTGTTCTGCGAGAATGATAGATCAGATACATTGATTGCACGGGTTTTGCCTGTATCGTCGGTCGGAATTGACCCCCTGCGAACGTACTCTGCATACTTCCAAGAATCTGGTTGATCAACGGTGCCATTAGATCCTGTCGTAATCTTAATGTGTTCAAGAGTGAAAAGATTGTTACAGAATCTGTCAGCGTCCAGAATACCATTTGTGGATGTGTCCGGAGCTCCTGAATTATCGCCGACAACAAAGTTCATATTTGTTGTTGAAAAATCAGGGAAGTAACTTGTGAAGTAATTTAAGGATTTGTCTGGGGAGTTACCGCTGTTCTGTTCCGCAAGATCTGTCGTGTGTTCAAACTTAACGCCCCAACAATACCTAGCGTTTTCTTGAGCTTGTAATCCTGTTCCGTCTATGATCGTTTTTCTGAAAGGCAACGGAGACTCTACAACATTTTTTATGTACTCTGCGGCTGTTAACTCAGCCGCGTCGGCGGCGGAGAGAGTCTTAAGAACAGATCCAGATGTTACAAGGTGAGCAATTCCTCTGAATCCCATTGGTAGAGCGGTGGAGTCTACTGCCATGTCCAACACCTCGTTCGATACTTCAACACGAACGAAACGAGATCGTAACGTATAGTTTCCTTCGATGACAAGTTTTTGGCTTGCTTCATCTCTGTCAAAATCATAGTATGCGTTAATATCGCCTAGAACCTTAGCGATGTATCTATCGGATGATGGGTCTAGATTGACTCCGTTGAAGCTTTCTAAAACTTTTTGATCTATATCATTATCTTCGAAAGCTCGAATTACGACATTGAACGAACCGTATTTGTAATTTGCTGCGGTTGAAGGGACGATGTTGGCGATAGTAATTTTAAACTTGTTAGATACGCCAACGCCAGAGTCCAAAGAATGAAATCTAAATAGGTTTATTGGATTTCCGCCAAACTTTTGCGAGATCACCCAGGGAGATTTTGCATTAGAGAACCTATCTTTGAATGATTCAAAGTTTGGAACAGACGTTGTTCCTGCATCGTATGCTTGAGACGAAGTCAACAAGAAAGCAGAAGATTCTTTGCCACGTCGAAGATCCGCTAATCCATACGAAAAAGCGCCGGCTGAAATTAGTCCCGTCCCCGTTACGACAGCAACTGCAGGATGAATATCCCAGTGAGCCGCTAAATAATGACCTGCTTGTTGTATTTTGTAAGGATCTGTATTTAAAACCTTCGTCAAGAAGTTAGCCGAATTAACGTCGAAAGAAGCGGTCAATACGTTGGGATAAGCGGAATCAAGGCCTCTATGCCCATTTAGAAGTAATGTGAACTCTTGTTTGGAAGAGTCCAGCACTACTGAACCCAGCGTAGTACCTCTCAAATTGGGATCTAACTCACGACCTGTTGTCGTTAATGTAGGAGCTGAAGAAAAGGCCGGACCGTGTGAGGCAGATAGTCTAATTAGAACTCCAGAAGGAGCCATTAAAACTCCTCTGACAATTGGCACGGCTGCATCTAACGAATTAGGAGATGTTACTCTGTTCAACCCTTGAAGGCCTGCGTCGCTGAAGAAAGTAGAACCTGCAGACTCTGACATAAAGCAACCCAAGAAGTAAGTTCTGCCAGGGGATCCTTCTTGATTTGCATAAGAATTGTAAGACAACATTCCGGTAGAATCAGGTTGCTTTTCGCCTACCGTAAAACCAGCATTCGTCACAGCACCGGAGGCCGTACGTTTCTTACCATCACCCACACCGAGAACGCGTAAATACGTGACCGAAGTTGCGTTGTTCAACCACTCAGCCACAGCGATAGGACCAAACTTTTTTGAATCGCTTTCACCAAACTTAGCAAAAAAGTCTTTTAAGTTTCCGTACGTCAGAGGTACGAAAGCTGGTCCTTTAACAGATGTTCCAATCACGCCAGCTGGAACACCTGTTGGTGAGGTTTCTACTGGACCTGATAGGTCGATTTCTCTTGATGTTACTCCTGCGCTTCCAAATTTGAGCTGTGCCATTTATATCGCTCCTAAGCTTTGCATGATAAGTATAAATCTCCCGACGTTTGCATCAAACAAATTCGACACCAGAATTGGTTACGATAAAGTCGATAGCAATGAACTCGATCGCTCTTGTCGGGACAACAACGATCCTACCATTCAGACGATTCAAGTCGACGTCTTCCTGCGTGTTATTTGTTTCATTCATAATGACCTGATATGCTTCGATGCCAGCCTGCGTCTGAATGAGACCTAACTGAAGAATTGCGTCGGCTACAAACTTGTTGCGAACCGCTGGTGTATTTTGCTCAAAGATGATTCTGTTGGCAATTCCTATGATGATTCTCTTCACCTCGAGAAGCAATCTACGAACGTTTACTCTATCAAGAGCAGATTTTCTGATTTGCAACGTCTTTTGACCGTAGATAACGAATCCCAGACGAGGGAACGTTGCGATCGGATTGATCCTAGCATCATACAATCTATCTCTATCGGAAACGTTCAATCTGACTTCAACATTGTTAACGAAGTCCAAGGCTGCTCTATTAAATCCGGCAGGAGCGAACCATGGATATGCATTTTGATCATTGAATCCAATTGCACCCAAGGCCGCAACAGATGCAGGTACTTTTACATAACGTTTGTTAGTCGGATCATTTACGTAAACGTTCGGGAAGTAAGTGGCTACATAATTGTTATCGAACGTTCTGTCTTCAAAAACCGACGCCGTGTTCTCAATATTGATACGGTTGGTTGAGTCGTCATACAAACGATCGCCATTATCATCATAGTTTGGAATGTCCATAACGTACATGGATAAACCATAATCTCTAACTTTCTTAGACGTGTAGTTAGTTATGTAATCCTCTCTAATTCCAGGAATTGCCAAGAGATTGACGTTAACCTGTAGTGGGTCTGTCATTAAATCAATGGCTGTAGTATAAGAGCTGATAGCATTGTTAGACACATCAGATCCTGCCACATTGGTTTTGAGTCCTGGTGATACATAAATCGATGAAGCAGCTCCATTTGGAGTTTCAAAAGAAGTAGCTTTATCATTCATGCGGCGGGCAGCGGGGTCGAGTATGTTTAAACCATCAAATCCGCCTTGCATAAACGTAGTGAACTTAGCAAAGCTAGAGTATTTGTTGAACTCGTAAGCTTGACCGTTTGATAACAAAGATGCGAATGTTATTCTGTCACCCAACACTGGGTCTTTCACGACATACGTCGATGGATCTACCTTCGCATTTCTGATATATGCTGCCTCTCTCATATGAGATCTGATTGTCCCTGTGAGATCGGAAATCGCCGCGTTGGCAAAAGCCACCTTTGCTAATGTGAACTTGTTGTTGTTGAAAGAATCAGCACCAGAACCCGTAACCAGAACATCTAGCTTCTTGATTCCCAAGAACTTGGTATAGCTTTCAATCAAAACATTCTTTTCTTCCGAAAGGTTACAATTCAACGGATCGTTGTTTCTTTCGAATTTGACGCCCCAGTATAGAGAAGGCATTGCTGCCTCTAGAGGACCAGGATCACCGTCCCAAGAAGGAGTTGAATCAACGGCACCCTTTGTTACCTTGTATCTAAATGGAACCGGCGGGAGTATTGCGCCTGAAAGAAAACTATCAGCATTATTTAAAAGTCTTCCGCCGAGTCTCTTCAATGTTAAAGAAGGTGCAAGATCGCTTAAACTATCATTGGTCTTTAACACCTCTGCGCCGCGGAAGCCGAAAGGCAACGTTCGAGCAGGAACCTTCTTCTCTTCGACGGCCGTTGACATGACGACTCTGACGAACTTCGACACATTTTGATATTTACCAGTCGTGACGATGCGGCGCTCTGTCGATATGTCTTGATCAAAATCGTACGTCACCTTACGGTCACCGACAAGTTTTGCGACGTAGTTACTAGAATCAGGATCCAAAGAACAGTTGACGAACTCTTCAATCACGCGTGGATTAATGTCAGTGTCATTAAAATCGCGGATCTGCAGATTGAACGTGCCATACTCGTAAGCTTCATTTTCTGAAACTTTAAGATTGCTTATTGAAATCTTGTAGAGACTGTTTGCATACTCGCCGTCGTCGATTGCTTCAACGGCGAATAGATCATATTCCGTAGAACCGAAAGGTTGAGATATGAAGAACGTCGTCTTTGGAGTTGAGAATCTCGTGTTAAAAGAAGTGTAAGAAGAGCTAAAATCAGATGTGACGTCACCTGATGTAAGACTCTTGTTCGCGGTTCCTGATAGAACTGCAATGTAATCTCCTTCTAGAACGCCAGCAACTTCTTCGTCCACCGCAAAGTCGGTATACAAAAGATGCTGATATTGAGCGAATTTCTCAGGATCTCTATTTAAGATCTTGCCGAAATAATCCGCGCTCGATGGATTCATAGAGGCAGTATAAATTTTGATGCCTGTCTTCTTGTCATCGAAAGAGAAGCTGCTGCCTAAAGAAGAAGAAATGACTATCTTAAACTTTCCTGATTTGATTTGAGCAGAATCATCAATTGCCACAGCTGTATCTGCTTTAGTACCAAGGACCTCATCTCCATCCAATACCAACATTCTGGCACCAGAAGCCAACATGACCATACCCCTGACCAAAGAAATGTTATTGGCTTGGGTGCGAGAATCGTTGTCAGTGAACATCGGCATGCCTGCCGATTCGTTGGTGGCGATCGTATGATCAGCTACCAAAAACTGCAAGTCTCCAGTAGATCTTGCGTGCGCATCCTTGTCTCCGCCGAGCGGAGTTGGTGTCAGCTTGAATCCCGCATTTTTAACTCTACCTGTTGAAGTCGTATCCGAGATATCACCAACGGTGCGATTGGCACCTGCACCGAGAACACGCATGTAGGTGAGAGAAGCACGATTTTTCAAAAATTCATTGACGGCATAAGGACCGAACTTCTTTGGATCAAGATCGCCAAAGACGCTAACGAACTCATTCCAGCTTGCGACCGTGACAGGAACGAACGCAGGACCCTTTCTAGCAGTCCCGATTACTCCAGCAGGAACCCCTACAGGACCTCCAGGGGGTGGAGCTTTGAGCTCAATTTCACGTTCAAAAAAATTAGGCGATCTGAATACTTGCTCGGCCATTATAATTCTCCTTCTAAAAACACTATAGAAAAACTTTTCTATAAGTATTATGGATAAATCCAAAAAACTTTTGTCAATTAATCTAACATGTTTTTAGAGGTCGTTGCCGCTCTCGTAAGTCAACCCGCCTAAGATTGCATCGGCCGTAGCTATTCCTGGTTTTGATACAAAATCCGAAGCTGGTTTCAAGACTGTCTCCCCAGATGCTGCTGTAACCCTATAAGACCTATCATATTTAATGACTTGTTTGCCCGTTGAATCTTGAGACACAACTTTCGTGTACACGGGGTTATACTGCTGAGCGGTTCTGGCGTTGAGAGCAGGATCAGTTGTCGCCAAATTGTCGGTTTTTGGATCATACAGTCTGGTTCCAGTATTTCTTTGATCTGGTCGACGATTTTTGTC